GCCAACGTGTCGGAAAGCGGCTTCAAGGACAACCCGCTGCTGGACCAGCTGACGGAATTCGCGAACAAGCAGAACGCCCCGATCGTCGCGATCTCCGCCGCCATCGAATCGGAAATCGCCAACCTGGACGACGCCGACAAGAAGGAATTCCTGGCCGACCTCGGCATGGAAGAGCCGGGCCTCGACCGCCTGATCCGCGCCGCGTTCAAGCTGCTGGGCCTGCAGACCTACTTCACGGCCGGCGTGAAGGAAGTGCGCGCATGGACCGTCCCCATCGGCGCCACCGCCCCGCAGGCGGCCGGCGTGATCCACACGGACTTCGAACGCGGCTTCATCCGCGCCCAGACCATCTCCTTCGACGACTTCATCGCGTACAAGGGCGAGGCGGGTGCCAAGGAAGCGGGCAAGATGCGCGCGGAAGGCAAGGAATACATCGTCAAGGATGGGGATGTGCTGAACTTCCTGTTCAACGTCTAAGCATGAGGTCGGAATCCTGCGGATTCCGATGGACAATGAAGGCCCCGACTTCCCTAGAGAGTCGGGGCTTTTTTTGTCCTTTCGTGTCCGGATCAGTCCGTTGCCATCCTCCGTATCACCGGGTACGATACCGGGTATATGCCCAGAGTCTCCAAGCTCAAAACCGGGTATGGATCAACCAGGAGGTAGTGATGCTGACCGATACCCAATGCCGCAACGCTAAGTCCAAGGACAAGCCCTACAAGCTCCCGGATGGAAAAGGGTTGTATCTGGAGGTAAAGCCAAATGGCGTGAAGGCATGGCGTTACCGCTTCGAGCTGCGCGAGGGTGAAAGCGTTAAGGAGAGCACGTTTGCGGTTGGCGATTACGCCGTAGTGCCGCGTGGCGAGACTCCAGAGGAAGCCCAAGCACCACGGGCCGGCGGTAGCTTTACACTGGCCGAGGCTCGGGAGGAGCGAGCCAAAGCGCGCGCACTGGTCAAACAGGGTATCAATCCGGCTCATAGTCGGCAGTTGGATCGCATCAAGCGGGAGCAGGAAAGCGCGACGACGTTCGAGGCCGTCGCGAAAGAGTGGTTGGCCTTGAAGGATTGGGCAGACACGACCAAGGCCCGTCGCATTGATATGCTTACGCGCGTCGTATTCCCAAGGATCGGAACACTGCCTGTCAAAAGCATTACCCCTGCGCACATCCTCGATGTATTGAACGCTGCGGCTAAGAAGAATGGTCTGACCGTTGCGGCCGAAGCCAAACGCACCATGTCTGGCGTGTTCGAGCTTGCAGTGTCTACGCTGCGTGCTGATACCGATCCCGTACACCCAGTGCGGAAGGCTCTACCGACGAACAAAACCCAGCACAAACGACCTCTTGACCAGGATGAGATTGGCAAGCTTCTCTATGACGTCGATGGTCATGGCGGACGCCACGAGACCATCTCGGCATTCCGCCTCATGTGGTTGACATTATGTAGGCCGAGTGAAGCGATCGAAGCAAAGTGGGCTGAGTTTGATCTCGACACTGCAGTTTGGCGCATACCAGCTGAACGCATGAAAAAACGGAAGCTGCATGTGGTGCCACTTCCGAACCAAGCTGTCGCCATGCTGCGTGCGCTCCACGGCATTACAGGCCACCGCGAACACCTGTTCCCTCACCGCGACGATAGGTCGAAACCAATGGTAACTGCATCGTTCAGGCAGATGCTGAATGTGCTTGGATGGGCAGGCAAGTACAGTCCACATGCAACTAGGACGACGGGGAGCACTCGATTGAATGAAATGGGTTTTTCGTCTGATTGGATCGAGCGACAGCTAGCGCACGCGGAGCCAAATGCAGTTCGACGTACTTACAACCATGCTGAGCATTTGGCAGACCGCGCAAAGATGATGCAGACCTGGGCGGACATGCTGGACGCGTGGCGGGAAGAGCAGGGTAAAAAGAAAAGTTCTTATATTGAGTAGATACGAATGTAAGGGGACTGTTGATGCCGACGGCAAAAGCGAGGTATGCAGGGGACGGCAGCGGTGTTCTCCTTCCGGAATTTAATGCTCGGTTAAAGCAGCAGCTACGTGCACTCTATCCATCCGAAGACGCAGAAGATGACCCAGTGTGGGGGCATCCTGCCGACGAGTTCGTCGAAGAGATTTTAAGCACGGCATGGTGGGCTAAGTCAGCATTGCACGCACAAGGACTCGAAGTAACTACGGCCGAGCTTCGTGCTGAACACAAAGATCTATTGAAAAGCCTGCGCGCAGCAGAGGGCAAGCTGCACAATCTCTCGGCAGGCTTAGACAGTATTTTGAACAGCCTGCGTCCGTTAGTAAAAAAGCTTCGCAATTTGTCGCAAGACTTAGACCGTTTCCTAGGTGTCGATGCTGCGCCGCTCGAGTGCGCCGATCAGATCGAGGCATTTGTCGGCCACGTGAGTTCCATTACGGAAACAACGAGCGACATGCGCAAAGCAAAGAAACTTGTATTCAAACCATACGCAGTTGCTGTCGAGTCGGCTATCCACACGATGGCTCAGCATGCCGATGCTGCCGCCGAAGTAGTGGCGGAAATGAGCAAATCGAGAAAACTTCAGGACAGACAATCTGCCGTGATTGTCGAATCGACAATCCGTATATTGAGGGTGCTAAAGCAGTACCAGATTCCCGCCGCGGCAACCGGAGACTCCTATTTTCCGTACACGTCAAATGCGGTCAGAATCCTCAAGCTGATCGGTGATGATCTTGGACTAGTACGTAGCAAGCTGACCTGGCGCGACATCATAAGCGAGGTGAAGGAACAAGCTCCTGACCTCAAGTAGTGCCACATCTCCGTCTTTTCGGGTGAATGGCACTAGCGGATTTGTGTTGTCCGCGGCCATACGATACAGACCGTTCCCAACCACACAAGGACGGCTGTAAATGAACCAACTTCCTGAAACCGGCTTCCTCCGGCTGCCGCAGATCATTGGCGATGCTAAAGCAGCGCCCCCGATCCCTCCGATCATCCCTGTCAAAAAATCTTGCTGGTGGGATGGCGTTCGCACGGGCCGCTTTCCCAAGCCGGTCAAGCTCGGCCGCTGCACTATGTGGCGTGTCGAAGACATTCGTGCCCTGATTGAGTCGGCTTAGCGGAGGGTGGAATGTTCCAAGAAGATCTCCGCAAAGACGATGTTCAGGAGCCCGACTTCGTGCAGTACGAGGCGAAAAAGGCAAGCTGGCTGAAAACCTACCCAGATGCTACGCAGGCCGACTACGAAGCTGCCATGCGAATCATTGCGTATGAGTGCGGGCTCTAAGCATGGCTCGCATCCGCACAATCAAGCCTGAGTTCTGGACTTCCGAACAAGTCACCGATTGTTCCTTGGTCGCGCGCCTCATGTTCATCGGTATGTTGAACTTCTGCGACGATCATGGTGTACATCCGGCGTCCATCAAACGTCTGAAGATGGAAGTGTTCCCGTCAGACGAGCTCAGTAACGACGCGATCCAGGCGATGATCGATGAACTAGTGAAGGTAGGGCTACTGTACCCATACGAGATCGAAGGGAAGGGTTACTGGCAAGTCACCGGCTGGGCCAAGCACCAGAAGATCGAGAAGCCTACATATCGTCACCCACTCCCGGAAGCCAAGTCACACGTCGATCAGTCATCTCCTACTTGCGTAGTCGTTGCCGATCATTCGAAGACTATTCGTCGATTAGTCGACGAGGAACTGACGAGTGCTCGTCCACGGAATGGAGACGAGTCTAAAGGAATCAAAAGATTGTCCGGCACGCCGGACGCCATCACCATTCTCGATTACTTGAACGAGAAGACTGGCCGGGGCTACAAGCCAGTCAAAGCAAATGTCGCGCTGATCGCGGCGCGCCTGAGCGAGTCGTCGGTCGAGGAATGCCGCTCGGTTATCGACGCCAAGGTCACGGCTTGGCAGCACGACGACAAAATGCGCGAGTATCTGCGGCCGGCAACGTTGTTTAACGCGACAAAATTCGCGAACTACGTGGGTGAGCTCGGTTTCTCCAACAGCAGTGCCGGGAGGGACTGGGAATGACGCTACCACTTCCTCATAACGCGGCACCGATCATGCAGGCCCGCATGAAGGGACTGCGCCCGGCCGGGATGGTCGTTGTTTCGCTGTGTGGCCCGGTACCGACACAGCAGCCCCTTGTGATGGCAGAGCCTCGTGCTGCCTACGACTGGCGCTGGGTACGTGGGCTCGACGTATGCGTGTATGTGCGCGACCAAGACGCGTGGGCTTTGACGTTGAAAGCTATTGCTCTGGCAGATCCCTCGTGCCTTAACGTGTGGAACCCGCACGGGAAGTGGGGCGCGCATGTCTATCTGGTACCGACTGCAGAGGATGTGGACAAGCCGGTCTCGATGTGGATTTGTGAGCTGGCTTTCCTGGAGTGGATGGACTTTCAAAACAACGACTTTTTGACCGGTCGCACTTATGCACGCGGCCCTGGAGGTGTGCCTTATGCAGTTGATCCCTGACGATATCGATTTCGCTGCCTACATGGAGGAACAGGAGGCACATGCGGTCCGCCCCGCATCTAGCTGGTTGCAGGACACCATTGATGCTTTCTACGCTCCTTCTGACACTGATGCTGTGCCAACCATGCTGTGGCAAAAGACACGCTCGAAAGTAGCCTTTCGCCGTGGAGAGGTCTCGGTCTGGGCGGGTATCAACGGTCATGGGAAGAGCATGTTTCTGTCGCAGGTGGAACTGGACCTGTGTTTTCAAAACGAGAGGGTCATGGTCGCCTCATTCGAGATGAAGCCGGTTAAGCAGATGCAACGCATGAGCCGGCAGGCCTATGCTGACCGCGAGCCAACGCGCCAGTTCTTATGCGACTTTCATCGATGGACTGACGGGCGTTTGTGGATGTATGACCACGTAGGGGCTGTCGAATGGCGGAAGCTGATTGCCGTAATGCGCTACGCGGTGCATACGTTTGGCATCACGCAGTTTGTGATCGACAGTCTGATGAAGTGTGTTCGCGGCGAGGATGACTACAACGCCCAGAAGGATTTCGTGAACGAGCTGTGCGCGTTCGCCCAAACCCATCAGGTACATATCCACTTGGTTCATCACGTCCGCAAGGGCGAAAGTGAAATGAGCGCGCCCGGGAAGTTCGACATCAAAGGCGCTGGGGCGATCACGGACATGGTAGACAACGTGTTTATAGTTTGGCGCAACAAGAGAGCCGAGCGGGACGGTAAAGGTGAGCCAACCTGCATCGTTGCATGCGAGAAGCAGCGCAACGGTGAATATGAGGGTAAGTTCGGCTTCTGGTTCCATCTGGAATCGCAACAGTACCTCGAGGCACTAAGTGAGGTGCCAAACCGCTATAGTCTGGTTAGCGGGTAACCATATTTTCTAGCCGGGCTGTCAACAAAAGCTGGTGTTTCCTGAACGTGGACCCAGGATGGTTTCAATGCAAGTTTCAACGGAAATAGGCGTTTTGAGTTTCATTGAAACCATACTGGTCAAGGCGAATACTGAAGGAGCCAGTACGCAGCCAAGCACGCATGTTCCGCATTCAACTCTTTTGAATCCGTGCCAATCCTTGCGAAGACATTTAATTGCTCAAGTTCAATTTGCTTCCTTGTAATGTGCCACCGGACCAGTTTCTGGGGAATGCTTAAAAATGCTGAGGAATGCATGGGACTGGAAAAATATTTCCGTCGTTTTCAAGGCCCTGCGAAGCCAGATATCCTCCACCGCGCGCTCGAGCCGTCGAGTGTCTAGAAAACTCGTGGTGATTCACTCATGGACGATTCGCTGTCTCAGATGCTCACCCAACTGGCAGAAACTCTCACCATCCTTGCTCGAGAGCGCGACAAGCTAGGCGCTACTCTGACCCGGTTGAATTCGGAAGTTGAACAGTTGTGGGATGAAGTATCCATTTTACGTAGTCAGCTTGGTATGCAAGCGGTTCCGACATGCGCGCCTTATTTTTCGCTGACCAGCGAAACCCGTGAATATGTCGACACGGCCTGTGCGGCTTTTTACCTTGGACGTAAAGCACAGACCCTACGGAAGTGGGCGTGCTACGAGAATGGACCGGTCCGTCCGGTTCGGATTCACGGCAGGCTTGCCTGGTCTGTGGCTGATTTGCGCCGAGTTGGGTGTCGATAGCACATGTAGGTCTAGACAAGATAGTGGAATCACCGATCAGGGAAGCTCCTACGGCGTCAGAGTGTATCCTACGGCGCGCTCGAGCACCGCAAGAAAGCCAGGGTCGTAATTGTCATCAACATAATTCAGGTTCCACAAACGGCTCTCACGAATTTCGCGGCGAGGGCTGTGTTCGCCGAGCCATCCATTGGGTGGCATCGCACTATGTTGCGCGTCCTGTGAGAGCAGGGCGATGGCATTGCGCTCAATGATGCTGCGCTCGCTCGCAGGCGACGCTTCGTCCGGTACGGCCACCCACAGCACCGGAAGTTGGCCGATATAGTTCGAGACCTGCTGTTCATGCCGGGCTTCCGCTTCGCGTAAGACCTCGCTCGTGCGGAGCGCGGGCGGCGCGACTGAGCCAATACCCCAGGTAGCAATCTCGCGTTGGTCGCGTCTTAAAAGGGCGTTGCCGACGTGGAGACGGAAGATGGAGCCGCGGTGGTTCCCGCTGCCGCTGCGCGTGCCGAGGTGCGCGCGTAAACGCGCTCGCAAAGTCGACTTTGACCCAAGGCTGACTGCGTGCGTGCCAACGCGGCAAATACGCCATTGGTCCTGGTCATTCGACGTTGTCGGATCGAGGAAAAGATACACTCCGCGTTCGGGTAAACGGCCGCCCTCGAGCAACCGGGCGAGTGGAAGGCCCTGATCGGCACCTGTCATCAGGCGGCGCATGAGTTCGTCAAAACGGGTGCGATGCGCGCTTCTACCCGCGATGCTCAGCGCCTGTACCGGTGCCAGTATTCTGGCCCGCTGTGAAGGCGTGGCAGTTGTCATCGCTGGCTGAGGGATTGTCGGAGGCGATGACCCCACTCGCGGTTGCGCGATAGGCCGCTGAGCCGATGCAACATTGGTCAAGGTGAGCATATTACGCGCTGCGACGCGGGCGACTTCAATAGCGCTGGCGTTGGGTGGTGGAGCGCGTCGCATGCGTGGCGAGGCCTCAATTGCCGGTGCGTTGCGCGGCGACGTGGCATTGGGCACAGGCCTGGGAACGTTAATGTTAACCGTCGGCGACCGATACGGTACAGCACGCTGCACTCCGTCGATGCTACGGCGTTCAGTTCTTGTTGAGCTCGGTTGGCGGCCGCTCAGCAGATCAAGCAGGATGCGGCCGTGTTCGACAGGGGTGGCGCGGGTGTTACCGTCGAGGATGTGATATTGGCTCGCTTCCACAATGCGGCCGCGGCGTAGCAGGTCGGATGCCGTCCGGCTTGCTACCCGATAGTATGCCGTCTCTGAGCCGACAAGTAAGACGATGGATCGGATGCTCTGCGTGCTGACATACTGCTCCAGCATGGGCAAGAAAGCTGTCCGCCAAATGCGGGCCGGCGCTTGGTCCATTCGCAGGTTGTAGTCTTGGATCGGGCTAAGCGGGTGTAAAGGGCCATACAAGGCTGACAAGATTAACACGCGCGGCGCGTTGTGGTTAGCAACGCTGGCGTAGAGCTTTGCTCGGAGGCCAGGTACGGCATACAGGTTGCCGGTGTAGCGTTCGAGGGCAGGCAAATAGCGACCAGAATTGGCATGACCGCCGAAGTCCGGACCATGGACCAGAGCGCGATTCTTGGTGAAGGCATCAGTCAGCAGGTCTGGTTCGCTTTGTATCCCAGCCAGCACAGCGCGGCGGGCTCCGCAAAGCTGGGCGTACGCGCTATCGGATAGGCTCGTGACCAACGGGTCTTGCATGGCGACATTAGTGCCACCACTAGCCTTGGCGGCGCAGCAGGGGATCACGATGAGAGTACTGGCGTCGACGGTCGGGTGCATGGCGGTGTCCAAAAATGTTGTTGATGCTTGGCTTTTCACTACTGTCAGGCGACAAAAACAACTGTCATAATGAAGTCTTTTCCCGCAGGCATCTTAACTTTTTTGCTACTGCAGACTCAAGCTCTATCGTCGATAGATAGGCGATAGAAGCTTGGCCATACATAGGCGTTCGTCCCATAAATGAAGAGCTTCTATCAGCCCAAGCGATGAAAGCCGGGAGATATAACGTAAGCACCTTGCAGCAGCAACTCATATTCTTGGGCTCGCGCTTCACGCCTGAGCCCAATTCAACGAACTGAAACTGGATTTTGACGATGACAAGTATTCAACAACGCGCCGAACTGCAACGCCGAATCTGGCAGATCGCCAACGATGTGCGTGGCGCTGTCGACGGTTGGGACTTCAAGCAATACGTGCTCGGCACCCTGTTCTATCGCTTCATCAGCGAAAACTTCACCGACTACATCACTGGCGGAGATCCAGGAGTCGATTACGCGGCCATGGATGATGACGACAAAAAGATTGCCGCAGCCAAAGAAGACGCCATCAAATCTAAAGGTTACTTTATCTACCCCAGCCAGCTGTTCGTCAATGTTGCGGCCAAAGCCAACACTAACGAGAGCCTAAACATTGACCTGGCCAACATCTTTGCCGCCATCGAAGCCTCCGCGAGCGGCTACCCCTCCGAGCACGACATCAAAGGTCTGTTTGCTGACTTTAATACCACCAGCAATCGCCTCGGTAATACCGTCAAGGACAAGAACGCCCGTTTGGCCTCTGTGCTCAAAGGCGTGGCGGAACTGGACTTCGGCGGCTTCGATGCTAGCCACATCGACCTGTTCGGCGATGCCTATGAATTCTTAATCTCGAACTACGCCGCCAACGCTGGCAAATCGGGCGGCGAGTTCTTTACGCCGCAGCATGTATCTAAGCTGATCGCACAGCTCGCAATGCACAAGCAAACCAGCGTTAACAAGATTTACGACCCCGCCTGCGGCTCGGGCTCGCTACTGTTGCAAGCGAAAAAGCACTTCGATGCACACATCATTGAAGAAGGCTTCTTCGGGCAAGAAATCAACCACACCACTTACAACTTGGCGCGGATGAATATGTTCTTGCACAACATTAACTATGACAAGTTCAACGTCCAGCTCGGCGACACCCTGATCGAACCACATTTTAGCGACGACAAGCCCTTTGATGCCATCGTTTCTAACCCACCGTATTCGGTGAAGTGGGTCGGCAGCGATGATCCTACTCTGATCAACGACGAACGCTTTGCCCCGGCCGGCGTGCTCGCGCCCAAGTCCAAAGCCGATTTTGCCTTTGTGCTGCACGCGCTCAGTTACCTTTCAAGCAAAGGCCGCGCCGCAATCGTCTGCTTCCCAGGTATTTTCTACCGGGGAGGTGCCGAGCAGAAAATCCGCCAATATCTTGTGGATAACAACTATGTCGAAACCGTGATTTCGCTGGCGCCGAACTTGTTTTACGGCACAACTATCGCAGTGAACATTTTAGTGCTGTCCAAACACAAGACTGGCACCACCACCCAATTCATAGACGCCAGCGGCTTGTTCAAGAAAGAAACCAACAACAATGTGCTGCTGGACTCGCACATTAAGCAAATTATGGCAGTGTTTGACAGCAAGGAAAATGTCGATCACTTTGCCAAGTCAGTGCCGTTGGAGGAAGTGGTCGCCAAGGAATACACCCTATCCGTCAGCAGCTACTTAGAAGCCAAAGACAACCGAGAAGCAGTGGACATCGCCCAGCTCAAAGCTGAGCTGAGATCCACGGTCGCCAAGATCGACAAACTGCGCAAAGACATTGATACCGTCGTCGCGGAAATTGAAAGCGTGGAGCTGAAGGCATGAGTGGTCTGAATTTTATGGACAAGCTGCTGAATGGTCACGATTTTCAGTGGAAGGCATTGGGTGATATTGGGACCTTTATTCGTGGTTCAGGCATACAAAAGTCGGACTTCAGGGCAGCGGGTGCTGGTTGTATTCATTACGGCCAGATTCATACTCACTACGGTACTTGGGCCACGGAGACTAAATCATTCATCAATCACGAATTTTCTACGCGGCTTAGGAAAGCGCATGCTGGTGATCTTGTAATTGCTACTACGAGCGAGGACGACGAAGCTGTTGCAAAAGCCGTCGCATGGCTTGGTACGGAAGATGTAGCGGTTAGCACGGATGCATACATCTATCGGCACACGGCCGATCCCAAGTACATGTCGTATTTTTTTCAGACTGAGCTTTTTCGGTCCCAGAAGAAGTTACACATCACAGGCACTAAAGTGCGTCGCATCTCTGGCGACAAGCTGGCGAAGATCCAAATTCCTATCCCTTGCCCAGGCAACCCTAAGAAATCGCTTGAAATTCAAGCCGAAATCGTCCGCATACTGGACAACTTCGCCGCACTGACCGCAGAGCTGACTGCCGAGCTGACCGCCGAACTGATCGCCCGCGAGAAACAATACAACTACTATCGAAATCAGTTGTTGAGCTTTGAAGACGGTGAGGTCGAATGGAAGACGCTGGGGGATCTTGCAGAGAACTTGGACTCTATGCGTAGACCGATCACAAGCGGCCTAAGGGTGCCAGGTGAAATTCCTTACTACGGGGCATCGGGAATTGTCGATTACGTTAAAGACTACATCTTTGATGGGGATCTCCTCCTTGTCTCCGAAGATGGTGCGAATTTGTTGGCGCGAAACAGTCCAATTGCTTTTAGCATCAGTGGAAAAAGCTGGGTAAATAATCATGCTCACGTACTAAAATTTAATACATATGCTGATCGCAAGTACGTTGAATATTATTTGAATAGCATTGACTTGACGCCTTATATCTCGGGAGCGGCTCAACCAAAGCTAAACAAGAAGAATCTTGAGAGCATCAGCATCCCGAATCCTTCGCCCGAAGAAAAGAAACTAATCGTCGCCAATCTCGATAAACTCCACGCCGTCACCAACTCCATTACCGATAGCCTTCCTCGCGAGATTGAGTTGCGACAAAAGCAATACGCGCACTATCGCGAAATGCTGCTGAATTTCCCCAAGCCTGAGCAAGCGGAGGCCTAACATGAGCAAGACACTATCGGAAATCGCAACGCAGCTAAGGGACGCCAACAAAAAGGTGCAACTGATCTATGCGTTCAATGGATCAGGCAAGACACGACTGTCGCGTGCTTTTAAGGAACTGGTTGCACCCAAAAATACCGATGATGAGAACGGCGAAGAAGCGGATCTGTCGCGCAGTAAGATACTTTACTACAACGCATTTACCGAAGACTTATTTTACTGGGATAACGATTTAGAGGCTGACTCAGAACCGAAGCTGAAAATTCAGCCAAATACATTTACAGATTGGCTAATTACATTACTTCAAGAATTAGGCGAGGACGGTAATATTGTTTCGAATTTCCAGAGATATACTGGCAGCAATGCCAACCCAGTCTTCAATGAGAAATATCTAAAAAAGGTCACAGATTATAACGGCAAAGAGGTCGAAGTAACCATCCCTGCCTTCTCTGAGATCACTTTTCAAGTAGCGGTTAAGCGTCCTGCTGAATCTAGTGAATCTAATGCCACAACGAGTGATGGCGATGCCATCGTTCAAGGGCAGTACGAAACAATAAAAATATCAAAAGGTGAAGAGAGTAACTTTGTTTGGAGCGTTGTATACACCCTTTTGGAGCAGGTGATATCCACACTTAATGAGTCCAATGCTAATAACAGAGTTACCGATAAATTCAATAAGCTGGAATACGTTTTTATTGATGACCCGGTGAGCTCTTTGGATGATAGTCACCTTACTGCACTTGCCGTCGATTTGGCGGGATTAATAAAAAGAAGTGCTTACATTGATGGCAACGGACTTAAGTTTGTTATAACAACGCATAGCCCTCTTTTCTATAACGTTTTGCACAATGAGCTAAACAACGATTTAAGAAGGATTGGCCAGGATGGCTCTGCTTCATGGATCTATAAGCGGGGTCAGTCGGAAAAATATCGACTTGGAAAGAAGGCGGATGGAAAATTTGAATTGATTACATCCAATGACCATCCTTTTTCTTATCACTTGTTTTTGTTATCAGAATTATGGGTGGCAATAAAAAATGGCCAGATTAAAAAATATCATTTTAACTTTTTGAGAAACATCCTCGAAAAGACAGCGACCTTTCTAGGTCATCCACGATGGGAAGACCTCCTTGAGAAGACATCGGACGGCGTTCCAGACCCATTCGCAAGCAGAATTATGAACCTTTCAAGCCATTCTGCGCATGCAGGGGAAGAAGTTGCAGACATCGAAGATGCGGATAAGGAGAGGCTTGCCAAACTGGTTTCGTATTTGATTGGAACCTATGGCTTTAGGGGGCAGGAGATAAAGAATGATTGACTACACAGCGATCGCCGAAACCAATAGATTTATCGTCCTCGAAAAATATAACCCAGAGTGGAAGGTCGCCGAAAGCTACCAGAGCGAGGGCGATCTGGAGCGTGAGTTTATTCAGGATTTGCAAAACCAGGGTTATGAATATTTGCCCGGCCTGAACACGCCCGGCGCTTTGCTCACAAATGTGCGCGTCCAACTGCAAGCACTTAATAACGTGCAGTTTTCTGACGGTGAATGGTTGCGCTTTGTGGAAACCTGGCTGGACAAGCCCAGCGATGGCATCGTCGAGAAAACCCGCAAGGTTCACGACGACTATATCCACGACTTCGTCTTCGACGACGGGCGCATCCACAACATCTACCTGTTGGACAAGAAGAACATCGCCCGCAACAAGGTGCAGATGATCAAGCAGTTTGAGCAGACAGGCACGCATGCCAACCGCTATGACGTCACGATTCTGATCAATGGCCTGCCGTTGGTTCAGGTGGAGCTGAAAAAGCGCGGCGTGGCGATTCGTGAGGCCTTCAACCAGGTGCACCGCTACAGCAAGGAGAGCTTCAACAGCGAGCACTCCTTGTTCAAATTTCTGCAGCTGTTCGTAATCTCCAACGGCACCGACAGCCGTTACTTCGCCAACACCACGCAGCGTAACAAGAACAGCTTTGACTTCACCATGAACTGGGCGAAGGCGGACAACAGTCTGATCAAAGACCTGAAGGACTTCACGGCCACCTTTTTCCAGAAGCACACGTTGCTTAATGTCCTGCTGCATTACTCAGTGTTTGACGTCAGCAACACGTTGTTGGTGATGCGCCCCTACCAGATCGCCGCCACTGAGCGCATTTTGTGGAAAATCAAAAGCAGCCATCATGCCAAGAACTGGAGCAACACGGAAAGTGGCGGCTTCATTTGGCACACTACTGGCTCAGGAAAGACGCTGACCAGCTTTAAGGCAGCGCGCCTGGCCACCGAGCTGGATTTCATCGACAAAGTGTTCTTCGTGGTGGACCGCAAGGATCTGGACTACCAGACCATGAAGGAGTACCAGCGCTTTTCACCAGACAGCGTGAACGGCTCAGACAGCACGGCGGGGCTGAAGCGCAACCTGGAGAAGGACGACAATAAGATTGTCGTCACTACTATCCAGAAGCTCAACAACCTGATGAAGAGCGAGACTGACTTGCCCATCTTTGGCAAGCAGGTTGTGTTCATCTTCGATGAGTGCCACCGCAGTCAGTTTGGTGAAGCTCAGAAGAACTTGAAGAAGAAGTTCAAGAAGTTCTGCCAGTTTGGCTTTACCGGCACGCCCATCTTCCCGGAAAACGCTTTGGGCGCTGAGACCACTGCCAGCGTGTTTGGTCGTGAGCTGCATTCGTACGTGATCACTGATGCAATCCGTGATGAGAAGGTCTTGAAGTTCAAGGTGGACTACAACGACGTACGTCCACAGTTCAAAACCATTGAAACCGAGAAAGACGAAAAGAAGCTTAGCGCGGCAGAGAACAAGCAAGCCCTGTTGCATCCAGACCGAATCCGCGAGATCACCCAGTATATTCTGAACAACTTCCGGCAGAAAACTCATCGCCTGCACGCGGGCAATAAGGGCTTCAACGCGATGTTTGCGGTCAGCAGCGTGGACGCCGCCAAGCTGTACTACGAGTGCTTCAGGGAACTGCAAAAGAGCAGCGATAAACCATTGAAGGTGGCCACCATTTTCTCGTTCGCTGCCAACGAGGAGCAGGACGCGATTGGCGAAATCCAGGAAGAAAGCTTTGATGTGTCTGCCATGAACAGCAGCGCCAAGGAATTCTTGAGCCTGGCCATCGCCGACTACAATGCGCTGTTCAAGACCAACTTCAGTGTCGATAGCAATGGTTTTCAGAACTACTACCGTGATCTGGCCAAGCAGGTCAAAGCCAAGGAAATCGACCTGCTCATCGTGGTCGGCATGTTCCTGACAGGTTTTGACGCTCCTACGCTTAACACGCTATTTGTCGACAAGAATTTGCGCTACCACGGCCTGATGCAAGCCTACTCGCGCACCAACCGCATCTTCAACGCCACAAAGACCTTCGGCAACATCGTCACCTTCCGCGATCTGGAGCAGGCTACCATCGATGCCATCACCTTGTTCGGTGACAAGAACACCAAGAACGTGGTGCTGGAGAAAAGCTACAAGGACTACATGGAAGGCTTCACCGATGCGGCCACTGGTGAAGCGCGGCGGGGCTTTATGGATGTGGTAAAGGAGCTCGAAGCACGTTTCCCCAACCCTGCCGCCATTGAGAAGGAAGCCGACAAGAAGGCTTTCGCCAAGCTGTTTGGTGAGTACTTGCGCGTAGAAAACGTGCTGCAGAACTATGATGAATTCGCCAGTCTGAAGGAGTTGCAAGGCGTCGATATGACGGACGCTGCTGCGGTGGAGGCGTTTAAGGCCAAACACTATCTGAGCGACAACGATGTGATCTCACTGCAAGCCATCAAGATCCCTGCTGAGCGAAAAATTCAGGATTACCGCTCGACCTACAACGATGTGCGCGACTGGCTGCGCCGTGAAAAAGTGGAGGCTGAGAAGGAAAAGTCCACTATCGACTGGGATGACGTGGTCTTTGAGGTTGACCTGTTGAAGTCACAGGAAATCAATCTGGATTACATTCTGGAGCTGATCTTCGAGCACAACAAGAAGATCAAGACTAAGTCGGAGCTGGTGGATGAAGTGCGCAGGGTGATTCGAGCAAGCCTCGGTAACCGCGCAAAAGAAAGCTTGGTGGTCGACTTCATCAACCAGACCGATCTAGACCAGATTGGTGACAAAGCCAGCGTGATCGAAGCTTTCTTCACATTTGCCCAAGTGGAACAGCAGCGTGAAGCGCAGGAGTTGATCACAGCCGAGAACCTGAACGCCGAGGCCGCCAGACGCTACATCACTGTCTCACTCAAGCGGGAGTTTGCCAGTGAGAACGGCACTGAACTCAATGCCGTTCTGCCTAAGATGAGCCCGTTGAATTCTCAATACCTGACCAAAAAGCAGGGGGTGTTTCAGAAAATCGCCGCGTTCGTGGAGAAGTTCAAGGGCGTAGGGGGGCAGGTATAGGTCTATTACATTTTGAAGTTCGATG